ACCAAATCCAAAAATGTTAAAACCTGCCTTTTGACCAAGTAATTGATCTTGAGTGCTTCCATGAACTTCAACTGAGCCTTTGCCAGTTAATCCTGTTATTTTATATATTGAAGTTGAAGCATTGTTTAATCTTACAGAAAATTGACTGCCAGTTGTTGAGTGTCTAACTCCATGAAAAACAAAAAGAATTTGCTTGTAAGTTTGTGGGATGCTTGACAAAGTTACACTTGTAACAGCACTTAATTCTGTTTCAGAAATTAAAGTAATTCCACCCGCTGCAATTGTTGTAAAACTAAAATCTAAATCTGTTCCGGATGCTTTTGTTAATACCTGACCAGTTGTTCCACCTTTGAGATCAACTAAAGATGTGTCGATATTTCCTGCGAGGGTTCTAATTGCAGCAGCACCATCTTTAACTAGATCGGTGTCGGCTGGTGTTGTCCAGCCAAAGTTAGTAGTAGTTGGCATATTATCCTATTCTTATGAGATTATTGTAGCGTATTCCCAAGTCAAAGTTGGGTCTATTGTGTTCCAAGCCTCTGTGGCTGGGGTTGTATTCCAACGCATCGCCACTTGGCTAAATGCGACTGGGGAAACATTGATTGTGAGGAACAATTCATTGAACCTAGTGCTCCATGACCAGCCCTCAACATAACCTTGAAATGCCCCACCTGAGATTTGAGCAGGCAGGTTTTGAATATCTACTGGCATTCCCATAAATACAGCTAATAGATCATCCCGATCTGCGTTACCTATTTCTTGGCTAGTAATTGGAAATGTTATCGATTGAAATGCTGGAACTGGATAAGCTCTTTGATCTATGTATCGGTCGGCAATAGCTTGAGCATCAACAGCACCCTGAACCCTTGAGTTAATGCTTTCGGCTTTGTAGCCATATAGAGCAATCGAAGCGGCATCTGTGGCAGTAACCTGTGAATTGTAATTGTTTCCGTAATTGATATAAATATCATTACGAACATCTGCTGATCTCATAACAGTAGATAAGCCAGCACCTAACGCATGGCGAGCATCGAGTTCAATATAACCATTAACTAAAAGATAATTTTGCCTGTGGTCTGCATCTGCATAACCGATATTCCCTTGATTATCCTCATAAATATATCCAAATGCTGAATTAGCAATATCTGAAACCACATTGTAAATAGTGTTTACAGTTGTAGATTGAGCGGTCATAGTATAAAGACCAGGTTGATCTATTTCGCCAAGTCCTAGATTGACTGCATTCGCCCAAGTTTCAGTTGCATTGTAAGTTGCCCAAGTTGTAGCAGATGGCACATCGTTCCAAGTTCCAAGCAATACACTAGAAAGGATTTCATAGATTTGGTTGCCATCCTCATCTTGAGAGATATTATCATCCCAAATTTCTTTGGCTAACTTAACTAATGAACCCATAACAATAAGTGTGTATTGGACAACTGTTGCAGCTGAGCCAGTAGCACCTACCTCAACAGTCACATCTGTAATGTCGCCACCAAATAAACTTACATAAGATCCAGTTGAATCTTTTATTTGTAAGTCAAAAGAATCATTAATATCAAAAGGTAAGGTTTGACCATTTAATGCAATTAAAGTTATTGAGCAATATGATGGTGATGGCTGTTGGTAAATATCTGTGCGACCTGCTTCATGTAGAATGTCGCTTATTGCTATGTCAGTATAATCAACACCACCGACAGTTAACTTCCAGTCAGGTGTAAAAGCACTCATTGAAGTCTAATACCGTTACCAGTAAGTAATGGCACACTTCGAGCAGCTGATTGATTAACTACCTTTGCAACGGCTCTTGCAGCACCTTCGCCATCGATTGCATTAACTGTAATGTTTGTTATTTGACCCATACCGCCACCGCCAAAATTACCGGTTGAACTAGGTACTTTAGGTAATGATGATCTACTAGCTGATGGTGCGGGATTAGGTAATGAACCCACATTCACGCCCGGAATAATATTTACAACTCTGATTAACTCATTGGCTAGAGATACGACTAAGCCAATTGCCTCGCGCAAGAATGTAATAAATCCTGAAATGATTCCAGATACCACTCCAATTGCTCTGCCAAAAGATTCTGCATTTTTTTGAGTTTCCGTAAATCCTTGATTTAATCCACCTGCTCCAGTTAATCCTGCAATAAAAGCATTTAGGCTTGGAATGCCTGTTTCATTTAAGAATGTAATAAATTGCTCAACTGTTGGAAGTAATGCTGTGCCAAGTGATTCCTTAGCTTCATCAAATCCTACTTTTAAACGATCAATCTTTCCTTGAAAGGTTTCAGCATTTGTAGCTGCTGCGCCACCATAAAGATCAGCAAGTTTCTGTTGAACCTCAGTAAATGTAAGAGTTGACAATTCGGCCTTTGATAAGCCAAGACCTAATCGACCAAGTGAAGTAACATTTCCATCCTGTGCTCTACCTAAAGCATTTGTTACAGTTTCTAAATCTTTACCTGATGCTTTGCTAATATCTAAAGCAAGGGTTAATAATTTTTGGGCTTCCTCAGTTGATTTTGTAGATACTGCCAATCTCTGTAATGCCGGTCTTAATTGATCATCGGCAACGCCAGTTGCAAGGCTAGTCTGAAGGATCATGTCCTCAGTTGCCGCTATTTGGGCATCTGTTGCCCCTGTGGCCTGTCTTAGAGCGTTGGCTAACCTTAACTGTGCCTGCTCATCCTCTATTGCACTCTTGACCCCATCAATGGCTAATTTGCTGGCATAGGCAACGGCAGCGGCAGCAGCTACGGCAAATGCAGCAGCAGCCTTTTTCCCAAAATCTGCAATTCGACTTGAGTTAGTTTCGACAGCCTTGTCGGCTTCGCCTAACTTCTTTTTTAGATCATCAACATCTGCAAGGATTGATAACTTTAAAGTTCTATTACCGGTTGCCATTAGACCCATTCCTTAATGATGCGATTAAAACTTTCTTCCCACTTATTAATCAATTCAGGCTGAATTCTGCGAAGGGTTGGATAAATGAACCATCCGCGAGATCCACGACCTGACCGCCCAGAATATGCAGGGAACTGTTTGAATTTATTTGAACCAAACTCAATGCCACCCCATAGGGTTTGCGTAGTAGCACCACCTGAAAATTTCTGGCGTGCGAATCCATAACTGAATTCACCGATCTTACTTGATTTAGAGATGCTAACGCCATCCGCGACTCTCTGCGCAACTTTGCCAGCCTTTGTTCTTTGTCCAGCTGCTTGTTTAATTTCCTCAGATGCAAAATACGCCAGAGCAGCAGATTGACGGCGTGCTTCGTCAGTAGCTTGGTCATCCATAAGTTTAAAAGCCTTGTAAATATCGCGCAGGTCTTTTTTATTGTAGGCGATTGTTTCACTTGCCATACCTCTGCTCCAATACTTCGATAGCTGTTAAAATGTCGTCTGAATCAACCCATTCGCTCATTGGAATTTGTGTGGCTAGTGCCAACTCAACCAATAATCTGTTTAGGCTTCCTGCTGGATGACTTTTGGGTTTGCATCACCGACTATTACATCGCCGACTGTTTCCATCCAAGCATCAAATGGTTTAACTGGCTTTCCAGCAGCTTCGCGCTTGTGTGCGTTGTATGCTAAAAACATTAGATCCCACATACCAAGTTTTTCTTTTGCTTGGCTTATGGTATGACCAGTTTGCTTTTCCCATTTAGCCCACTCAGGCGGTTGTGCTACATAAGTGGCTTGCTCGCCTGAGTTATATTCAATTGTAATTGGTAACTTCATTGTTTGCTCCCGTTTTATTTCTTAACTAAATGATTCTGCTGGCACTCCAATAACTTGGAATGATAAAGATAGTTGCGCCCCAGTCGGCTAACATTTCAACATCAAATGTGAAATTGTTATCAGTTACCTTAAAGACTTTTCCGTCTAGTGTCTGATATGTCTGGCGATCCATCTCACCAGTAAGCGTTGCGGTTGTTGCTTGTGCATCGAAATTATTACCGCCAATTGTGAAGGTAATATCTCGACCGGTAATAACTGTCGTTGCCATTTTTCTCCTTAGATTGTTCTCGTGTAATAGGTGCTGACTCTAACATCTGCGATAAGCAGAGTTGATGCTCCAACTTGTGTAACTGTTGGTCTTTCGACCGAACTGACAATGTAGCCTGCTGGAATAACTGCCAGAACACTAATTACTAACTGCTCGATATTGTCGAGTGATGCAGGATTGCTATTATATGCAACTGCAACTGTGATGGTCATATTGACCTTAGCGCGAATGTTTGATTTGCTAATTGTTTCAAATTCTAGGTATGGTGAATCCGGCACAACTACTACAGCTGGCGGGATTACTGTTTCAGGCACAAATGAATAAACATTTCCGGCAACGCTAGATAATGCAGTTGCTAAAGGGGTGCGAACTTGTTCAAGTATTGTTTGGTTAGGCATTATTGACAAATACCTTCAACATCTACATAAGGCCCGAGAATTCCAATTACTCTTGAATATAAACTGCGACCCATTCTGTAAGGTGTGGCTGTAAAATCAACGCCTTCTATTTGTCCACCTGCTGCAACTCTTGATTGGAAGACTTCTACTGAAATGACAAGTACTGCGGATCGAACTGACTGATTTCCAACATAAGTTGAAGCGCCTGTTAGTGTGGCACTTCCGCTTGGAATAACATTTGCTTCAATAACATCTGCGTTTGTAATACTAGCTGAAAAAGTATAGTCGCCAAGATTATCTGCTAATACTGTGCGAGTTCCGTTATATGGACTCAAGCAACCAGCAATAACTACCGATTGTCCTTCGGTAAATTCATGCACGCCAACTGTTGTAGGCACTCAATTAAATTAAGCTACTGATAACTTACGGAATGCTGCTGGGTAACGATTTACTGCACAGACATAACCATAAAGACCGATTTCAACGCGGCCATTTGCAACAATGTTTGCACGAATATCAAATGTTCCTGACTCGTGGAATCGCATAGCTGCTGAAGGATAAATTAATGCATGCTTTACATTTGCATTATCACCTGTGTAGTTAGGATCTACAACTAGGTCAAGTCCTGCGACTGTTCCTGCTGTTGAACCTTGTGAAATTAATCCAGCTGCGTTTTGTGGAGCTGCTGCTGCGAATAGTGGACGACCATCTGCAACTGCGCCAAGTAATCCAGCGAAGTCGATGCCATCCTCGCCACCTGATGGAGCAACCATCAAACGGTTTGGTGTGAAGCGCATAACGCCATAAGCATCTGCAATTCCATCAGCGATTGCTGCATAAATTGTTGATCCTGATGAACCGGCTGCTGCCTCTGATGCGATCTTAGCTGCATAAGCATCTGTCTTTTGTGCGTATGATGCAGCAAGTTCACGAATTAATAGATCCAAGAATGATGGGTCTGAACGATCAAGAAGTTCAACATTCACAACATTTGCACCAGCAAATTTTACGATTGTGTCTTCTTGGAATGTTACTGCTGTATCTTGTGATGCAAACTCTACACCCTCAGCAGTTTGTCCTACGATTGCCTGATTTCCAAGCACAGGTGTGAACACCTTAAGACCACTTGGTGGAAGTGGAGCGCGCTCGATTGAATCAATGAATGGTCGAGATGAATCGATAACTCCGATTACATCGCGTAGGTAGTTAGGTGGAACCATTCCTGTGTTCTCGCCTGTTGTTGCAATTTGTAATGCTGCAATTAAATCGCGTGCATCTGTATCGCCTTGAATAGCGCGAATTTGTGCTGCTGCATATTGTCCTGCTGTAACATTCTCATTAACGCGTGGCTTTGTGTATGCCACATATTGAGCAGTTACAACTGGAGCCTGTGTCGCTTCTACCGCTTCGGTTGCGATAGGAGCCTCAGAAGTAATTTCTGACACTTTGTTCTCCTTTGTTGTGGTTTCCTCAGCGGTTGCTTCGGAATTCTCTGGTGTTTCACTAGCTGCAACCTCAGCGACTCTTGCGCTGTCAATTGCTGGATCTGTAACGAGTGAAACTTCTTGAAGTGTGCTTGATTTAATTCTTAGCACGCCTTCCTCATTTTTCCATTCATTAATTTTTACTCCGACAGAAAATCCATCACGAAGCCCAGTAGCAGCTTCCTCTAATGCGTCATCGGCTCTAAATGTTTTGGCTAAACGAAATGTGGCTTCCAAGCCACTATCTGTTGCTGTTATGTCAATTAACTTACCTAAAGGCTTTGTTGTTTGATGCTCAAGCAATAATTTGACGGGTTTTGAAAAATCAATTGAATCTTTTTCAAATACAGTTAATCCTGCACTTGTTGATCCTTGCTCATCCCATGTAACGATCTTTCCTGAGATTGTGCGCTTGTTAGTATCGGCAGCAGTTATCTCTATCGGGAAATTAATTTTCATCGTATTAGGTCTTCTTCCTCTTGGATTTGCTCAACGCTCATCGCGCCGATGCGGTTTAGGATTTCATAGACTTGCGCTCGCTCTAATGCTGAACCACGCAAGAAATCGTCAATATCAAATCGAGTTTCAATTCCGTTAGGGCAGAAATCGGCTTGAGATAGTCTTTGTTCAATTGCAGTAAGGATTGGTCGTAGAGAAAAGTCAATAAGTGCTTTTCTTTCGGCTGTCATGTTTGAGTAAGTCATGCTGGTAGTTTCGGCAGATACAAATGATGCTGGAATGCCAGATGCTCTTGCAATTTCTAAAGCAAGGTATTGGCGAGCTTCATTTAATTGTAATTTAGCCGGATCAAATCCTAAAGCCTGTAATTCAACATCGGCATTTAAGAATGCAGTTGATCTTGTTGATCTTGATATTTTCCATGACTCTAATAATTTTGTAATGCGCTCTGGAGTTAAATTTGTGCCATTTGACTTTAACACCATTTGTGGCATAGGCTCTTTTGCATACATTTCAGCAGCTTGTTCTAATGATGCAGCAGCTTTAATTGTGCGACCTGCTCGATTAAGTATTCCTTCATCTAATCCATTAAATACAATTAGCGAACCTAATCCAAATGGTGGCACTCGCTTGCCGTCAACTGTGTAATACTCAATTTCTGTTGAATTACCATTTAGTGAAGCAAATACTCGACCCGGAGCAATTCTTGTCCATGCTCTAATTCTTGACATAATTACTCGGTTTGGTCTTATGTGTTCATTTGTAAAATGATTATATTGTTCAATTGGTAAAGATCCGACTGTTGAACAAATTATATTTCTTGCACGCGCTCCGGCAGGAATCGCCATGTATTGTTCACGCGTTGCAGTTGTAGTTCCAAATAAAATTCCGCCAACTAATTGTTGTGCGTTGTAAGGTGAAAGTGCAGCAGCTACATCAACTGTATTATCTGGTTGAGTTGCCCGAAATCTATCGAATAATCCCATTGGTACATAATATACCATAAATCCGATTTATCCGACTTGTATGTCAATTTCTGTTTCTACTTGTGTCGCAAAATAACTTGCTAAAGCAGATGCCACAGCTGCACAAACTGCGACTCTACTTGCTCTCCTACCGATGATCCATGACCCATCCCCATAGGGCAGTTTCGCAGCCGATAGTGTTTGCTGAGTCAATTCCTCTTGACCCCCATGCTGTAATCGATGGGAATTGATTGCGCCTAACCACCGATCACAACTTTCAGCATATATCGCCCCATCCATGTCTGTAATGGGAATTCCAGCGGGAACTAACCGACTTGCGACGGCTTGTGCAGTCCTTTTGGAATAAGCGACAGTCTGAACATTATATTTTCTTACATACGGAGCAATATCGTTTGCAACCGCTAAATCATTGATTGAATAATCATTCGACCATGTATGAAGTAAAACTAAGTTAAATTTTTCTCCTGGTAATTTCTGAGTAGCCACTAATGCCCCAAATTTACGATCTGGACTTAAATCTAATCCAAACCAAGTTTCTTTGTCAGGGTCTAATGGTATTGGGTCAGTCTGGCATAAATTCCACTTTTGAACATCAATTGCTGAATTTATTGTATCAACCCATAAACACAAAACTTCAGTTTTTACAATATCAGGTGGATCATTAATAACCGCTTTTAAGTTATCTGGATGGATTGTAGTTCCAAGCGATGGGTTGGCTTGAGCGAATGCTTTCCAATTGATTTCACCCGACGGAAGGGTAATTGGCGAATCAGGTTCGGCACTCCATTCAAACCAACCTATCGTATCTAAAGGATTTGTGCTGGCTGCTAATGCACGCTCCCTTAGTTTATTAAGGATTACAGAATGCTGATCACCTGCATTGCTGTAAACCCAAACTTGCGGATTTTTCGAACTCATCATGGTATATCGCATAGATGACCAAGCATCTTCATCTTTATATTCTCTAAGCTCATCAAGATGGATAGTCGATGGAGCAGAGATACCTCTGGAAGCATTGTTGGCTGCTTTTACCACAAACCTGCGACCGCCCTTTAATTCCATTTCCTCAGCACCATGTTGCCATCTAATCTTTTTTACTTCACTTGCTAATTTATCATTACCCTCAATTAGCGACACCATCTGCCTAAAGGTTTCAAGTGAGGTCGTAAGTCTATGAGCTGAGGATAGCTGTAAGTTCTCGCCCCAGACATACATGCCAGTTAAGATCCGGAGCATCATAAATGTGGACTTACCATTCTGGCGTGCGATCAATAACCCAGCCTCAGAATGATGCCATCGACCATCCGGCTTAACTTTGTGCCCATTAATAGCCACGAACTTTTGCCAATCCATTAAGGGAATGCCAATCTCAGCTGCAAAGTCAATCATCTCTTGACCTTTAGACGGCAAATCATTCAATGGAGAGTGAATACG